CTGAACTCTTTTACCTCTCAAACGGCTACGATCGTCCACTACGGCGAGGAATCGGGCTCGCAAAACCTAGACGGGGAAGCTTCGTGAGCAATCTGGACTTATCGACAATAAGAGGTGTTACAGAACCGCGAATTCACTCAAAATCCCTAGATTTACCCTCTCGGGGTCAGGAAATGATCGACTTCTGCCGCGAAATCGGCTTTCCGTTGCTTCCCTGGCAGGAATTCGTCGCCATAAACAGCCTGAAGGTCAAAGAAAACGGTCGGTGGGCTTATCCGCTCAATGGGCTTCTGATCGCCAGGCAGTCCGGCAAGACGACTTTCATGATCCTTCGCATCCTTGCCGGAGCCATGCTTTACGGAGACGACCTGCAAATCGGAACGGCTCACACCATCTCAACAGCCCGAGAATCCTTCAAGCGACTCGTGGACATAGTCGAAGCCTCGAAGCTGGCAGGCGAAGTGAAGAAGATTCGTTGGGCGAATGGCGAACAAGAAATCCAATTCATGAACGGAGCCCGGTATATCTACCGAGCGAGCAATAACGCGACCCGAGGTATCTCAAAGCCCGAAGCCATCCACCTCGATGAGCTTCGCGAGTATAAAAACGAAGCAACCTGGGCATCGATTCGCTATACGCTCCAGGCAGCCAGGAATCCGCAGACCTGGATTTACTCGAACGCCGGTGACGCCTCATCGGTGATCCTGAATTCGTTACGCGATCGAGCCTTAGCCTCTCTAGGCGGTTCGGGTGACGATATCGGTTGGTGGGAGTACTCGGCGCATCCGGACACTCCCATCGACGGATCCTTGAAAATGTGGGAAGGCTTAGCGCAGGCAAATCCATCGCTCGGTTATACGATCCATCCTGAGAATCTCAAAATGGCTCTCAATGATCCACCGGACACGATTAGAACCGAAATGCTTTGCCAATGGGTGACGACTTTGAATGGTGCGGTTGACCCTGACCAATGGGAAACCTGCCGCGATGAGAAGATCGTGCTTGATTCTCAAAAGACCACCTGGCTCGGCATCGATCTCAGCCCTAGTCGCCAGGAAGCGGCTTTGGTTGCAGCTCAGAAGCTCGACGGCGACCGATTCGGTGTCGTCCTCTTGCAGACATGGAAAGCAGATTTGGCTCTCGACGATAGAGCCCTGGCGAACGACATCGCGCCGTGGGTTCGAAAGTATCAGGTCGAGACGCTTGCTTACTCGAAGCAAACCGCATCCGCGATCGCGGTTCGACTCATCCCGGCAGGCATCCCGGTTCATGACGTCGATGGCAACGATTACATGCAGGCGTGCGACGAATGGTCGGGAGCCATCAATTCAGGCAGGTTTCGGCACTCAGGTCAGGAGGAATTCACCAAGCAAGTGCTTTCAGCCGTGAAGTATCAACGTGGTGATAGTTCATGGGTTATCGGTCGTCGGGCATCCAGCGCCACCGTCTGCGCTGCCGTTGCGTCAGCCCTAGTCACTCACTTTGCGACTCGGGTTGACGACGGGATCGACATCGTCGTAGGCTGAACGCGCTTGATCCGCTCCCGGAGTCAGATACTCCAGGAAACGCGACCGCCGGTTTTGGACGCCGGCGGTTTCGTTTATTAGACGGTCTTTCGTGCTAGAATTATCCATCAATGGGCGTCTTATCCGATTTATTCGGCACTCCAAAACAAACTGACGACGTAGTTGACGTTGCAGCTTCTCTCGCACCTTTCTACGTCAACCAAACCGCACTCAATATCGCAGGCGGCACAATCAGCGTTCCACGTGCGCAAGCTCTTTCCGTTCCAGCAGTTGCACGCGCTAACGGAATCATCACATCAACCGTCGGATCATTACCGGTTGAAAAATTCAATGACGCTACAGGTGAGCGCATTCCGGTTGAGCGATCATTTCGCCAACCAGATCCTCGCGTTCCTGCATCGTTGATCTATTCGTATCTTGCTCAGGATCTATGGCTGTTTGGGGTTGCCTATGGTCAAGTTCTCGAAATGTATGCAACCTCGGATGGTGGACGTGTTCGCCGTTGGACTCGGATTGATCCCACATGGGTTTCAGTCAGAACGAATCCTCTTGGCACAGAAGTTATTGGTTACACTGTCAATGGGCAGAATGTTCCTATGGTTGGCGTTGGTTCCATTATTGCGTTTTATAACCTCGCAGACGCAGGAATCTTGAATCGTGCCGGTCGCACTATCAGAGCAGCGATTGAATTAGAAAAAGCTGCCGAAATCTACGCGAAAGAACCGCTCCCAACGATGGTTCTCAAATCGACCGGCACGAACCTACCTTCCGAACGCATCAAAGCACTTCTGGAGTCATGGAAAGTCAGCCGTCAAAATCGCGCAACCGCTTTCCTCAATGCTGACGTCGAACTCCAGGCTCTCGGCTTTGATCCTAAGCAACTACAACTCAGCGAAGCTCGCCAATACATCGCTTTGGAACTAGCACGTCAATGCGGGATCCCGGCTTACTTCCTCAGCGCAGAATCCACCTCGATGACGTATTCGAACGCGACAAATGAGCGTCGTTCGTTGATTGATTTCTCACTTCGTCCAATCCTGACCGCGATTGAGTCGCGTCTTTCGATGGATGATTTCACACCGGCAGGCACTCGCGTTCGCTTTGACCTAGATGACTTCCTTCGTGGAAATCCTTTGGAGCGAGCGCAGATTTATCAAATTCTCACCGGCATCGGAGCGATGACCGTGGAGGAAGTCAGGAAAGCAGAGGATCTCTTAGGATGAAGATCAATTTCCCAATGACCATCACGGCGGCAGACGTAGAGTCACGCACCCTCACCGGTCGCATCGTTACATGGGGCGAGGAAGGCAACACCTCAGCCGGACGCACCATTTTCAGCGAGAATTCAATTCAGTTCGGAAAAAATGTGAAGCTTTTGCTCGAGCATGAGATGAGCAAGCCAATCGGCAAGATGCTCAGCGCAGAAGTAACCGACACCGGCATCGAAGCCAAGTTCAAGCTCGCAAACACCACCGTCGCGTCCGACGCTTTGGTTGAAGCAGCCGAAGGACTTAGAGACGGCTTTTCAGTAGGCGTAAAGCTCAACGATTGGGCGAACCAAGACGGCGCGATGGTGATTTCATCAGCCAAGCTCATCGAAGTCAGCTTGGTAACAGAGCCAGCAATCGATTCAGCGCGAGTCGCTGAGGTCGCAGCAAGCGACGAACAAGTTTCCGAAGAGGCATCCGCTTCTGAGGATCAACCAACAACACAAGGAGAACAAGTGTCCGACACTACCGTTCCAGCTCCTGCCGTCGAAACGGTAGAAGCACCGGTGGCAGAGGTTCAGGCTAAGTCTGCACCTATGTTCACCGCTCCTCGCGTGAATCTCAACGTCACCGCAGGACAATATGCACTCGCACAGGTTCGCGCTGCACAAGGCGACACCGATGCACGCGATCTCGTTGCAGCACTCGAGATCTCGACCGTTTCCGAGAACACCGGAATGGTTCCACCGAACTACCTTCGCGACATCATCGGCGTTATCGATGATTCACGTCCGTTCATCAACTCCATCGAGCGCGCAGCCCTTCCAGCGTCCGGCATGAAAGTGTTCACGCCTAAGCTCGGCGCACAGGCGACCGTTGCAGTTACCGGTGAAGGCGTTGAGTTCGATTCAACCGACACAGTCGTAACCTTCCAAGAGGACACCATCGTCAAGTTCGCAGGTGCAAACATCATCAACGTCGAGCTCGTGGATCGTTCCGACCCATCGTTCGTCGACTTGCTTCTCCGCGAGCTTGCCGCGTCCTACGCACAAAAGACCGACGCTTATGCGGCTCAGATCGCATCGCAGAACGCATCCGCTTCCGATGCAACCACAATCTACGGCGCAATTGCAAAGGGTATCGCTGACTCCTATGGAGTCATGCGCTTCACACCAAGCAATCTTCTCGTCGCGAACACCGGCGGATCCGAAGGAATCGACTTTGCTGGTTTGCTCGCAGCAGTAGATGATTCAAAGCGTCCGCTCTACGCAGCCGCACTTCCAGACAATGCAGCAGGTCTCATTACCCAGGCTTCAACGGCTGGAACCGTCGCAGGACTTCGTTTGGTCGTCGATCCTAACTACACCGGTGACGATGCAAACACCAAGCACGCTCTCGTTTACCCATCCGCAGCGATGCGTTTCCATGAGTCCGGCACAGTCCAGATTCGTGCGAACGTCGTCGCAAACGGTCGTATCGAGGTTGGCATTTATGGTTACGTCGCAGTAGTCAACCGCTACCCATCGGCGTTCCGTAAGCTCACCGTTACACCGTAGTCAATCAATAGTCCTGGGTGGGTGTGATCCCGAGCCCACCCAGGATCCCTAACCGAAAGGAGCACACGTGCCGACAATCATCAGCGTAGGTCAACTACGCGCCGTCCTCGGTGTCTCCGTTTCACTTTACTCGGATCCTATTTTGGAGGACGTCATCGATACGGCTGAGAATGTCGTGCTTCCGATGCTGGTCAAATACTCCAGCCCGATTCGTTCGGTCGAACTGCAAGACAATCAAGCGATTTTCACCTTCGATGCGGTTCAGGTGTTCAACGAAGGTCAGAGCGTCGTCATCGCGAATGCCGGCTCACCTTTCAACGGCACTCACACCGTTCTCGCAGACGGTCTTAGCGATACGACCTTCCGTGTGGCGATCACTAATGCCGACATCGCAAAACGAAACCTTATTCCGGCTGGAACCGCGACCCTAACCGGCGCAAGCACCTACGTAGGCGTTCCAGAGGTTGAGTCGGCTGTCCTAGCGGTCGCCACCGAGGTTTTTCAATCACGCAGCGCAGTAGGCGGTCAGATCGAAGGTGTCGATTTCCAAGTGACGCCGTTCCGTCTCGGTCGTAGCTTATTCAACAGAGTTTCAGGGCTTCTAGGGCGTCACATCGATCAGGAGTCGATCGCGCTATGACCATCGCGACCGAGGTTCGCGCCGCGCTCAAATCCTCGCTCGCTGCGGTTCCTGCCAATATTTACGACCACGTTCCCGAGGCTCCCCAGGTTCCTCACGTGTCGTTCGTTCCCGATGATCCATATTTGGAAATTGAGACAATCGGAAAAGCGACGCTGAGATTACGCGTCAACATGGTTCTCGCCGTTGGCGTCAACTATGCAAGCAACGCTGCCGCGCTCGATAACTTGGAGCAGCTCATCACTAGCGTTCTGACGAATTTGCCTTCCGGCTATATCGTTGGAGAGGTCAATCGACCAACAGTAACCCAGGTCGGATCCGCAAATCAGCTTGTCGCTGATATTCGGGTTTCAACCTATTTCCAAAACTAAGGAGCAGGAATGCCTACCGCCGTAATTACCGGTCGAGACGTTACCTTCACAATCGGTGGTAACAATTTCGACGCTCAGGCGACCTCAGCCGTTCTAAGCGGCGAAATGGTTCGCGAAACCTACGAGACACTCGATGGCAAAGCCTACAAAGTTCTCGACAACAATTTCACCTTCTCGGTGGAAATGCTCGCTGATTGGGGTGTTACCGGTTCTCTTTGCGAGATCCTTTGGGGCGTCGCTGAGTCAGCACCGAACACCGGAATCAGCACCGTGTTCACCGCAGCATCAGGCGCGGTATTTACTTTCCAGATTCTTCCTTCCTGGCCGTCAGCCGGTGGAAGCGGAAACGACGCGCAGACAGTAACATTTGAGTTCCAGGTCATCGGCGTTCCGGCTGAGTCCTTTAGCTAATCGGAGAATCGGGATATGAAACTACCAATCACAATTACATATACCTCGGGATCTATTGAAACCTACACCGCGCAGCCGCCGGAGTGGGCTAAGTGGGAAAGGGAAACCGGCAACAAGATCACGCACGCCGAAGGAAATATCGGCATTTGGGATCTTATGTTCCTGGCGTATCACGCTCACAAGCGTCAAGCCGCAGGACTACCGGTCAAACCTTTTGACGTCTGGAGCCTTACGGTCGAGGACGTTGCGGCAGGTGAGTCCGACCCAAAAGTCACCCAACCGGAAGCCTGAGCCGGCTCATCGTCGAATTGGCGATAGCGACCAGAATTCCGATGAGTGAGTGGACGGATGCATCAGACATCCTGACCGCTCTCGAAGTATTGAAGGAGCGAAATGGCAGCCGTTAGCGAGGATCGTGTTTTCCAATACGATAAACGCGAATTGGCTAAAATTGCGCGTGCTTTCAAAGCGATGGACGAAGAAGCCCAAAAGGCGGCACGTCGCGAGGTCAATGCTCTCGCTCAATATGCGATGGATCGTATTAGGGCTAAGGCGAGCTCGTTGGACGATCGAGTCGCTGAGAGAGTCGCGGCTGGAGGCAGGGTGTCCACAACCTCGAAAATCGGTGAACTTCGCTTCGGGTTCGCTGCCCAAAGGTTTTCGGGTGGTGCTGATACCGCGTTCAACTTCGGAACCAGGGGTGGAAATGGTTTGGGAGCTGGAGTCGAATTCGGTGCTTATAACAATCGAGTTCGGCGACGATCTTCGGGTAATTACATCGGTTATCGACAATTTCCACCTCGCACAGCTCGGGTCGGTGTTCGCGGTAACGAAGGACGATTCATTTACCCTGCACTACGTGAATCCCAGAAATACATCATCGCAACATGGGAGGACGCGTTTTTTCGCATTTTGAAGGAGTTTGGTAAGTAATGGCGACACCTAGCAGAACACTCAAACTCTCAATCCTTGCTGACGTCGACAACCTCAACAAGAACCTAAAATCAGCCGATAAAGACGTTTCGTCATTTGGCGATAAGCTCAAAGAATTTGGCAAGAAGGCAGCCGTGGCTTTTGCCGCAGCCGCAGCAGCCGCAGGAGCCTACGCGGTCAAGCTTGCCGTCGATGGAGTCAAAGCCGCAATCGAGGATGAAAAGGCGCAAGAGTCACTACGCCGAACCATCGTCAACGTCACCGGCGCAACCGAAGCCCAGGTCGCAGCGACCGAGGACTTCATCGAGAAAAGCGCACTCGCTACCGGTGTCGCCGATGATCAGCTTCGACCAAGCCTGGATCGACTCGTTAGGGCGACCGGCAATCTCGAACAAGCTCAAAAACTTCAAGCCCTAGCCCTGGACGTCAGCGCAGGCTCGGGTAAGTCCTTACAGGCGGTCACGGAAGCCCTCTCAAAGGCTCAGGAAGGCAATCTAAGCGGTCTAACGCGACTCGGGGTAGGTTTATCTCGGGCAGAGGTCGCAACCCTGTCATTCGACCAAATAACCCAGAAATTAGGGCAGACCTTCGAGGGTCAGGCAGCCGCAGCCGCTAATACGTTCCAGGGTCGTCTTGATCGTCTGAAAGTAGGTTTCGACGAAGCAAAGGAGTCGGTCGGGTTTGCTTTGCTTCCAATCCTTGAAAGACTTATCAATTTCGTCAATGCCAATATTGTTCCGGTCATCAACCGATTTACCGATTCATTTGGCGCGCCTGGTGGTCTTGCGGACAACATTCAAAAGACGGTCGACATCGTGCTTCAAGTTCTGCGACCCGCTTTCGAAGGTGCGCTGAGCCTATTCAATCGCGTTCGCAACGCCATCAGCGACAACCGAGAATCGTTCGTGGCTTTTGCTGATTTGATTCGCACTTACATCGCTCCAGCTTTGGGAACGGTTTTGGGAGGTGCTTTGAAGGCTTTAGGTGTCGTGGCTCAGGGAGTCATCAAGGTCATCGCGACCGTCGCGAAAGTCATCACCGCAACCGTCGAAGCCGCCATCATTGGCATCAACGCGCTGATCAAGGCATACAACGCGGTTCCGTTACTTCCTAATATTCCTACCATCGCAGCACCGTCAGGCGGTTCGGTAGCACCTTCTGCGCCATCCATTCGCGCCATCGAGCGCGGCGTTCCAACCGCGAGCGCGCCGGCAGCTTCCGCAGTCGCACCGGTCACGAATAACATCACCGTCAACGGAGCAATCGATTCAGAGTCAACCGCTCGCCAGATCGCCCGAGTCCTCACCGAGTCAGCATCACGCGGAACCGGTGGCGGAGGTGGCTTCTTAGGCGGTGTTCTCGTAACGTGACCGCCTGGACTCCCGACTATCGCATCAAGGCTAACGGCGACACAATCACCGGCATCACGCTGGTCGGTTTCTCAATCACGTCTGGTCGAACCGACGTCAACGCTCAGGCTCAGGCTGGCTATGCAGCGATTCGCGTCCTCAATCTCACCAATCAGGTCTATTCCTGGGGCATCAATACCTCAATCAATATCGAAGTCAAAGATACGTCTAACGCTTACGTTCCAATCTTCGGCGGTCGAATCTCAGACATAGCGGTAGGAGTCGAGCGCACCGGATCCGCTGCAACCGTCACCGTCTTAGACATTTATGCTCTCGGGGCTTTGGCAAAACTCCAGAACGCGGTCTGGGAAGGATCGCTGAGCAAAGCATTCGACGGCATTCAGATTCGAACCATTCTCGAAAGCCTTTTGACGAATTCGTGGAATGAAGTCGCAACCTCTGAAACCTGGAACTCTTACGACCCGACCGTTACCTGGGAGGATGCCGAAAACGTAGGCATAGGCGAAATCGACGAAGGCGAATACGAAATGATTAGCCGAGCGGCTGCGCCGGTCAATATGTATTCCTATGTCGCCGATATTGCTAATTCTGGCATCGGTTATCTCTATGAGGACGCGAACGGCTTGATTTCCTACGGAGACGCAGATCACCGCCAGGATTACCTAGTCGCCAATGGTTACGTCAACCTCGACGCCAATCATGCGCTTGCCGAAGGTATCCGCTCCACGACGCGCCAGGGCGACATTGTGAACGACCTAGTCATCAACTATAAAAACAATTTCGGCACGTCCTACACCTACACCGACCAGAACTCGATCGACACCTTCGGGCTTTATGCCAGGACGATCAATTCCCTCATCGATGACGATCCAGACGCGCAGGCGGTGGCTGAACGGTTCGTGACCTTCCGTTCTACTCCCAAATCCAAATTTGATTCGATTACCTATGCCCTCCAAAACCCAGAACTAAGCGATGCGAACCGAGATGACCTTCTCAACGTGTTTATGGGAATGCCGGTGGCAATCGCTAACCTGCCAGCCAACATCAACGGCGGTTCGTTCGTGGGTTACGTCGAAGGCTGGACGTTCCGATCCACACTTTCAGGACTTTCACTGAGCCTTACCCTCAGCCCGACCGAATTCTGGACGGTGGCGCAGGATTGGGATCAGGTAACGGCTACCCTCGAATGGGCAGACGTAGATGCTACACTTACATGGCAGAACGCGATAGGAGTTATTAGCTAATGGCAACCACGACAATCTTCGGAATCGATCTACCCGACGATACCGATCTGGTCAAAGATGGCGCGTCTGCCATGCGAACAATCGGTAACGGTTTCGATGACGGATTAGGCAAGGTCACGCTCAACGATCAAACCGCGACCTACACCGCAGTTCTGACCGACAACCGAAACAAGCTCGTTCGCATGAACGTCGCTTCGGCTAACAATTTCCAAATTCCAACAAACGCCAGCGTTGCATTTCCTATCGGCTCGGTGATCAACGTAACTCAGCTCGGAGCCGGTCAGACCACGATCCAGGCGGTTACTTCCGGCACGACCACGATTCAATCAACCGGCGCAACCGCGACCGCACCTAAGCTTCGAGCACAATACTCGGCAGCGTCCTGCATCAAGGTCGCAACCGACACCTGGCTAGTGGTAGGCGATCTCGCCTAATGCTTCTCATCCCAGGGATTATTGGCTCAGGCGTGCAGTTAGGCGATTTCGAGTCTATCGCAACCGTCACCGTAGGTGCTGGTGGTGCTGCCGATATTACCTTCTCATCTATTCCATCAACCTATCAACATATTCAGGTGCGCCTTTCTTGCCGAGATAATCGCGCTGCCGCAGTCAATACGATTTTTATTCAAGTAAACGGAGACACCGGCAACAATTACGCCTTACACGCCCTAGCCGGAGACGGTAGTAACGCCTCAGCCACCGGTTCATCATCTGTTGCAAGGGGAGCATTACTACTCGCACCGTCGGCATCTGCCACAAGCAACGTGTTTGGTTCTGCCGTTGTCGATGTTCTAGATTATGCCAACACTAATAAGAACACCACCATTAGAACTCTAGGCGGATACGATGCAAACGGTGCCGGTCATATCCGTTTATTTTCGAGTTTGTGGAATAACACAAATGCGGTGAATTCGTTGAAACTATTTCCGGACGGTTCGGCTTCATTCGTTCAATATACCCACGCAGCCTTATACGGAATCAAGGGATAGCCATGCCAAAGACCTATGAGCCGATTGCGACGACGACGCTTTCAAGCACTCAGGCATCAGTCACATTCTCAAGCATCAGTTCGGCATTTACGGACGTGTTCGTAGTGGTCGAAGCGACTTCATCCGGTGGATTAGCCTTTAGGCTCAACGGAGACACAGGCACGACATACTCGCGAACGATTATCTACGGTGACGGTTCAAGTGCGGCATCAACCCGAGGCAACAGCGAGAACTATGCTTACCAAACGCCGGTCAATCCCGGAACGGGAAACAGATTCGTTTGCCTTTACAACTTCCAAAACTACGCAAACACCACGACAAACAAGACCGTAATTTATCGTCTTAGCACATCTGCGACCGGCGTATCAGCAGGGGTCAATTTATGGCGTTCAACTAATGCCATCAATTCAATCCAGATTATGTCTGACGTTGGTGGTGGCGGCGTGTTCTCGATTGGCTCTACCTTCACCCTCTACGGAATCAAGGCGGCATAATGGCTAACACATACGTCAAAATTGCCAGCGTGACCGTAACCGGAGCAACTGCTGCAACGATTGAATTCACTAGTATCCCGGCAACCTTTGACGATCTGGTGCTGAAATTGAGCGCACGAACGAACGCTGCAACGGCTTATGAGAATCTCCAACTGCAGTTCAACAGTTCCGGAGGAACGGCATACAGCGATCGCATTCTTTTCAGTAATGCTCAGAATGCACTTTCTGCCTCCAATACGGCACAGGCATCAACATTCTTTCAGTATGCCGTTTCATCGACCGCAACCGCTAGCACCTTTTCCAGCGTTGATTTTTATATTCCGAACTATGCAGGATCAACTAACAAATCTCTTTCAGTCGATTCCGCAGCGGAAAACAACGTTGCAAACACCGCTTTCCTTGGCTTAGCCGCTGAACTTTGGGCAAACACCGCAGCCATCACCAGCATCAAACTAACACCCAACACCGGAGGATCTTCCTTCGTTACACATTCCACGGCAGTTTTATACGGCATCAAGAAATCATAAGGAGACACCATGACCACGAAGATCATCGTTGATTGCTCGACCGGAGTGGTCGAGGAAGTCGAACTGACCGAGGAAGAATTGGCGCAACGCGACGCTGATCGGATGGCGTTTGAGGCTGCTGAGGCAGCACGTGAAGCCGAAGCCACAGAAAAGGCAGCTCGACGCGCTGAGATTTTGGAGCGTCTCGGATTGACGGAAGATGAAGCAAAACTCATCCTCGGCTAAGCCCTGGCTATGCCATGCAGGAAGGCAAATGCGTGAACAAATCGACGATTGCTTTCCTGATCGTGACCGTCGTAGTGACGGTTGGGTGGCTGATGCTCGCCATGATTCGAAGTCTGATCACGCTCCTAGAAGAAACGGAGTCGTTCGAGCTATAGACATCGATGCGAACCTAGACGACACGAACACGTCGCTCTACCTCGCAGACCAAATCCGTCGTCATGCTCGCAAAGATAAGCGCATCAAATACGTCATACATGCCGGTAAAATTGCCTCGGGAATCGGGTTATGGAAATGGCGACCATATAAGGGTGTAAACCCTCATCACTCCCATATCCATGTCTCATTCAGCGCGAAGGGTGATCGAGACGGATCATTCTTTGATATTCCCTTGATTGGATAACCGTGACCGACTACATGAAGCATCCGATATTCCTCGCCGCAGGTGCGTTCCTCGCAGCCTGGGCAGCGACCAACTTCGAGCTCGACTACCGAGCCGTCCTTTGGGCGGTCGTTTCCGGTGTCTTTGGATACGCGAAGCCTTATAAGAAGTGAGCTCCCAGGAATGGGTCGCGTTGATCGCTGGCGTGATGGCGATTCTGACCGGATTTATTGCAGCGTTACGATGGACGGTTCGTCAGTTCGTCCTCGAAATTGGCAGTCAACTATTCCAACGGATGGATCGCATCGAAGCTGAAATCGGCGTGTTGACCGAACGTCAGTCAGACATCTATGCGACCATTATGACCGAAAGGGGTTCGCATGGCTCAAAGAAAGACAAAGGCGCAAAAGCTCGCAAGCCTGCGCGCAAAAGAACGAGCCGCTAAGCGAACCAAACCAATCACCGCCCTCGATCTTTGGGCGATCAAAATCCACGAAGCCACCGAGTCGATGAGACGCGCTGGCTGGGAGGATGCGTTGATCACTTCTTACGTTCTCGAGCAATCCTTACCCGATTGGGTAATTGCTGCTCCCGAGCGTCCGATTGAGGACGATGACGACGAGGAAGAAGATGACTATTGAAGCGAACCGTCGTAATAAGCGATCTTCAAGTTCCCTATCATGACGAAAAAGCCGTCCGAAACGTCGCAGCATTCATCAAGCGATGGAAACCCGACCGAGTCGCGACAGTTGGGGATGAGATCGATCTTCCTCAGCTCAGTCGTTGGGAGAGAGGTCTTGCCGGTGAGTTCGCTGGCACTCTCGACGGGGATCGACGAATCACTCAGGAAGTTTTATATGACCTCCGCGTTACGGATATGGTCAGAAGCAATCACACCGACCGGCTCTATAACTCAATCAAGACCAGGCTTCCAGCCTTAGCAGCTTTGCCGGAATTGCAGTTCGAAAATTGGCTAGGGCTTCCCGAGCTAGGCATCAAGTTCCACCGCGACCCTATGCCCATCGCTAAGGGTTGGATTGTGCTGCATGGCGATGAGGGTCAGGTATCCCAAAAGGGTGGTCAAACGGCGCTAGGATTGGCTCTAAGGCATGGAAAATCGGTGGTCTGCGGTCATACCCATAGGGCAGGGCTTTCGGGGCTTACGATGGCTTCTGGAGGCGTTTTAGGGGGTATTCTCTGGGGCTTTGAGGTCGGAAATCTGATGAATTTCAAGGACGCCAAGTATCTCAAAGGTGGAGCCGGCAATTGGCAGCAGGGCTTTGGGCTGATTTACGAGTCCAGGGGCAAGGTCACGCCGGTATTCGTGCCGATCGAGAAGGACGGCTCATTCATAGTCGAGGGTAAGGTCTATGGTTGAACCCTGGGTGGACATTCACCGCACTATTGACGACCATATCGACGACTTCGATGCGGCTACAGATTTCGTTATGAAATCGTTATCAACGACACGCCGATAGCCGGTTGCCGATTGGCTGGACAGGCGTAGATTTCACCTTGCCGGACAAACCACCGGCAGAATCGGGAAATCATGACCAGCACATACAAGGGCTTCACAATCAGCAAGCTCACACGCAAAGGCGTCTACCAAGTAACCGATAACAGCGGTCAGCTCGTAATCACTTTGCCTTTGCTTCGTCACGCAAAGCGGTTCGTCGATCGACGCGCTGAGCGTCTAGCAATCGAGCAGGTTTTGGAATACATCGTCGACGACCGACAGGCGGTGAGCGCATGACCGCTATCAGCTTCGACCCATTAGCCATTTATTACATCATCGCACTAATCGCAATTCCGATTCTGGGGTTGCTTTACACCGCACTCACAGAAAACTTCTATTGGAAAGGATTTAGGGATGGAAAACGACTCGCCGAAAACAATCGCAGCGCACGACATTCTGAAAGAAGCTAATGGGATCCGAGGTGATCGAGGGGCGATCTACGGTCATCCTTACATCAACCATCTTCGTATCTCGAAGCTTTGGTCGGCTTATCTGGATTTCCCGATTACGCCTGACCAGGTCGCGGTCTGTATGGCACTACTCAAAATTTCTCGACTTGCTGAAACGCCAGGTCATCGAGGACGTGACGGATACGTGGACGGTGTCGCCTATCTCGCACTTGCTGCAGAACTATCAACCACCGACCCAACTGAGTTCGATGCCTATTAGAGCGAACCACGACACCAAGATTTGGTGCGACATTTGCAAAATACGCTATGGGAAGGTCGGTGCGGAATGGCACACTCGTGCCATGACGCCAGCTCGCTGGATCGTCATCAGCGAGACTAAGGAGCGACGTGGACGAACTAAGGCATATTGCCAGCCATGCGCCAATGAATGCCAGGTCGATGGACAGGGCAAGGTCTGGACGTTTCGCGAGCAATTGGACTATGCGATAGGAAGGGAACAGTTAGATGGCATGGAACCTGAACGACTATGAACCGGTCGAGGATCGGCTGCGAGCCTGGTGGGAGGGTCATCCGCTTGGACGGATTGATACGACTCTCATATCAAGCGAGGGAAATCGTTTTATCGTGGGCGCATATCTTTATCGCGATGATCAGGACGACCGTCCTTA